TATCGCCGAGTTCTCTCTATAAAAACGCATATAACCCTCGCCCATTTCTATTGTGTATGCTTGGATTGTGGAAAACTGGAAAGGGATCATACGGCAAACTTTATCTGGAAACTTTGCCGGTGCTACAAAAACAGATCCGGGTCGCCTGTCAGCGCCGCCGAATTGAGCAACAAGAAAATTCTCAAGCGTTGATACGGCATTGAAATAACGTGCCACATCAACTCTACCCTCTAGTTGAGGTGACAGTTCTCCGGCCGTAAAATTTGTAAGGATCGGTGTATTCTTAGACATTTACGACCTTATGTTAGACTTGAATTAGGTGCAAAAGTTCCGGACGATCTTGAAGATAACCACTCGTCAGCCGTCAACTGATCGGGTGTATCTTCCATAGCGTCAAACGCTTTGGCCGCCCTTAGTTTTGACAGATAAAGAGCAAACAGATCAGAAGCTAATCCTCGACTATTTACTATTGCATATGCTAATTCAGCTTGTAACCGTGTCGCAAATATTTCTACAAACGCGGCGTCCCACTTAGTTGTATCTTCTATTCGCAATATACATTTGCATTTAAAAGTACCGTCGTTAGTTAAGACCTTATCTCCCTCGATCTTATACTCCGACGCTAAATTACTATCACTACCAGTTCCTTGTGGTAATATTCTAAGAACATTTCCGGGAATTTGAAACTCTGCCGAAAATCCGTAAAGAGGTGTTGTTGTTAACTTATTGAAATTAACTCTTTGGACAGCGAAGTTCCAAGGGTGTGATCGCAATACTTCATCACGCAAAAAATCAAATACTGCTCTAATCTTAGAGGCATTTTCGGTTTGTTCCGTATCAATGTTAGTGATACGATCAGCGCCTAGCCTTGTAAGACAAAGATTAGCAATAGAAGTTTCATTTGATTGACTTCCGGGCATAATTTATCCTCTTTAAAATAAGGGGAAAGGGATTAACCTCTCCCCCTATTAGATTACAAAACAGCGCCTTAATCTTCCGAATAAAGTACCGTAATATTCAACTGACCGGTCGCGGCCGCAATTAGAATTGTCACAAGAATAATGTTATCCCCTGTTGCAGTCCCAATTACATAATGCACCCCACCAAGTTGAAGAACACCGTTCACCGGTGTTGCGCCACCTCGATTTGATGTATTTGCTTGTGCGTCGTAACCATTGATGTAGCGATCTGCTGTGTCACTATCGCCAATATCAAGAATTACTCCGGCGCCTAGCGCGGCGTTATCAATAATAACGTCGTGGATAATAGCACCATTTTGTAGGGACTTACCTATGTTGATAGTATCATTAGCCGGTTGTGCCGCTAGGGTGATCGTTTCTGTCAATGAACGAATACGTCCACCAACAGATCCGGGAACATTACGATTACTTAAAGTCGGTGCAATAGACTTGGCGTAATTTACTCCGTTTACGTTAGACATTGACTTTCTCCTTTTATTTTAAAAAACATTAGATTAAATTTCACTTACGAAACGATTATGCTGTTTCGTCGGTGTCGATTTGGACAACTTCAAACTCTTGCATACGAGTAGCACCAACACTCATACAAAGATAGACTTGAGTAGCGAAACTCTTATCTGCTCTTTCTTCAATGCGAGTGGTGATCTCTTTTTGCATAGCTAGAAGCATACCATCTCTACGCCACGCGAAAGCTGATCTAATATTTCCAGTAATCGGTAATCGTGTTGAGACAATAAACTTAAACCCTAAATACGTGTCCACTTGTCCCATAACTAACGCTTTTACCATATTGTAATCTGAACTGGTAATTTCTGCTGTTTCAAGCAAGTTAGTTAACTGGATTGGTGAAACACACATAAAGCGTTCATCTTCTGGTACGTCTTGAAGATCCATAATTTGCTTTGCTGATCGCAATTTATCAATCGTCAATGCGAAACCACCGTTGAGGATAACTTGGGAAGCCGGTAAAACTGTTGACGTACTACCGGTTTTATCAGTTAATGCCGTAGCATTAAAAGCCGTAATAATGTTATCATCAATGGCTCTACCCAAAGCCATACCGGCACTTCTCGAATATGGATTTTCGGGGTCTACAATCATTTTCAACTGATCTTGATCGTCGATCAAATCAGCCCACTCATAGTCAAGCAATACAACACTTCGTCGTCGGTTATCTGACTTAACGAGTGGAGTGTCACCATTACGAGTAGTACGTAATACGGCTGTAGTCGCGGCTAATTGGTCGAAATATGCTTGCTCGCCAGTTACTCCACTTTCAATCCGTACTGCGTCGCGCAACTTCGATCCTTGCTGTTGAACTAAAAGTTCAATCGTGGATCCAAATTGTTTTACAAACGCTGTGGATATATCACCCATTGTAATTCTCCTTTGTAGTTACACTTGCGTAGATTGTCCTGTTGGGTCTACAAAAAAAAAGTTATGGGTCCTGTAAAGGATTGTCCGTTTATATAGCGCAATCGGGATCTTTCGATTTATCCTTTATTACTATTTATTGTTGTCCGGATACGCCATCTGAAACAAGTGTGTCATTTGCTTCATTGCGTCAGCGTGTTCGGCGTGATCTTTTTTATGAAATGGGTGCGTCTTATCACCCTTAATTTTATTAATATCTTTCATAGCTTGTTCCGGTGAAAGAATATGTGGTTGGACTGGCTCACCTAATAACTCACCACCCTCACCAAAATTCTTTGCGATATTCATTAAGAACTTAATAAATGCCGGATCACGACCTAATCCACTTGCACCTATTTTGTTATTAACTTCTTCGTCACCGAACTTATTGATCAAGCCTTGTGCTTTTTGAACTTGACCATCATATGATTTTCCTAATTCTTTACGTAGTTGTGTTTCAGCTTTTTCGTATTGTTCCGTTGCACTTGCCGTAGCTTGGTTATGCTGATTGATAGCACCCTCTTGATTGAACTTAATCAATGCTTCTGCTTGTGCCGGTAATAAACCAATACTGTGTGCCACGTTTTTAAACTCCGTCATTTGTTCCTCTGTTGCGACAGGCGCATTAGTAGGATTAGGAATTTCTGGTACAGTATAATTCTTTGGATCACTCGGTCGTCCTAACCGATCAAATACAGCTTGGTACTCTTGACTATCAAGCGCCGCGTCTTTTGGTGGCATTGGTATTTTTTCAGCACCAATTAGTTTCTGTGCGTTCACATAAGACTTAGCTAAATCAGCCGGTGTCTTAAATGTTGCGATTGCCGGGTGTTCTTTAATGTCAGCGTCTAATCCATCACGCCAATTAGGTGCTACTCCTACTCCACCACCCTCACCCTCACCCTCACCACCCTCACCCTCGCCATCGCCACCACCCTCGCCACCTACTTCACCTCTGTTGTTGTTCAGCATTTTAAACCACTTCCAGTTGGATCTGGATTGCCCTTTCGGATCAAGATTATCCATTTTTTAATTCTCCCTTTTTGGTATTGTTTTTAATGTCATTTTCATACGTGTTTCTATGTGCAACATTACTGCCCTATGTCCCTCGTTGAAAGCCATCACAATAGGAACTTCATTAATGGTTGAAGAATTTTTAAAACATATCTTCTGTAAATCTTCCAATACAATTTGTCCTTCTTCTGAACTGAAAGTTTTACTATATGCTTTTTGAAGCTTTAATACTTCATCTTCACTTGGCATTAACGGTCGCCGTGTGTCTTTCCACCTTGAACTCCTGTAAAGAGTGTTTGACCAATCGTTACAGTAGGCGTAACTTCATCAGCCGGTAATCCAGCTTGATGATCATTAGGTAATTGTACTGTCGCCATTATTCACTCTCCTTTGGTAATTCTTGTCCGTCGGCTAATTGTTCTTCTCCAACAGGATCGCTAGGCTGTTCTGAAACAGCTTCTTCACTTGGTGCTTCAACTTCTGGTTGTGCTTCTTGTGTCGGTTCTTGTGCAACCGTTTCTTCGTTCTTTTGTTCTTCGGATTTAAGGCTTCCATCTTTATTCCTTAACCCCATATCAATTTCGTCTTGTAATGTTCTTGTTCCACCCGGTCTCATTTTATCACCCCCCATTAAGTTTTTTTTATTTATTGGCATTATCTTTTTCCGGCCGCGTCAGCTTCGGCTAGATTCTTTTCTGATTCAGTTATATCTTTAGCTGTTTGTCCGGCTTCTGCTATTTGCTGTTGTTTCTGTGCTTGTGCTTCTGCTTCGGCTCTGCCTTGTCTTATTGCTAAGACTTGTTCTTCGTCACGAATAAGACTTGGACTTACACCGAAAATATCGGCCGCTTGATCAATAGCACGATCAGTATCTATTTTGTCAATGACTTCTGGTACAACACCGGCTATCTGTCCGGCTAAACCTAAGATATTTGTTAACGCTGTTACTCTTGCGCCTTTCTGTGCATTGGCAAGTGGGGATACGTATTCAATCGTAATTTCTTCGTCAGCTAAACTTTCTGGTGGTGGTGGTATTTGTCCGTTTCTCATAAGAATATTAAATGTTCTTTCAATGATCGGATCTAACATTTCACTTTGTAATCTTCCTAACACCGGACCAAGCATAAGGGATTTTTCTTGCACTCTTTCGACAACTTCTGTGGCTGTCATATTTCTACGATCAGCAAGAGTATTAAATAAATCAACAAAATATGCTTTGTTAATAGCTTGTCTAAGATCAAGTTGTTCTTCTCGTCCTACCGGAATATTACCACCGGTTTGTAATGATTCAATTTTGTCTTGTGCGTTACCACTTAACCGATAATTGATACCGGCCGGCATTGTGTTTAATGGTAATAAGAAACCGTCGTGTGGTAAAACTAAAGGTGGATCGGTCATTTTCTGTGCGGCACGTATGATTGTTTTCGTGATACTCTGCAACATTTTAATATCAGGCAACATAATTGTTCCGGGTGAATAACCATAAGGATCACCAGAAACTTTATAAAATCTAGTACACATCATTGGGTTTTCGTGGAAACCACCCTCGTCAACTATATGTTGGCTTTCTAATTCCATTTGGACTGACGCCCAAGGCAAGTTGTTCGACGTTTGACTTCCGGCTGTTCTTTCAAATCGTGGGTGGATCGAGTGTAGGAACTGAATATTATCGTCCCACTTCTTAGCTTTGATTTTATCAGCAACATTTTTACCGGCTTTATCTCCCCACTTCAAATGCGCTTGCATAGCTGTAAGAGAATATTGACGATACGTTTCTATAACTCGTTCTTTCTCGTCCTCACCTATTGATATTTCGTTTACGTGAATACACCTAAACCGAATAATATCTTTAGGATCTTCGACTTCATATAATACACTCGTACCGGCTGATCCAAGATCAATGTAACACTCAAATATTTGTTCGTTGAAATTACTACCGGCAAACACATCAAACATAATATCTTGTGCTTGTTCTAACCAAGCGCGTACTTCACGTGGCTCATTTAGTAGGGAATTTTGAAGTCTTAATCGAAACCATCTTGTAGCCGGATTAGTTAAGTTGCCTTGAAAACCGGCGGCCATTATCTGATTAGCTATTCGTGCTGTCGTATCGTAAATGTCTTTATCAAGACTTTCACCTTGAATTGATCTTTGACGTGTAATGAAATCTTTTTGTGGAACAATATATTTAAGAACGTCTTGCCATTGCCACTCCCAATTAGATCTTTTATTCTTCGCCGACTTCCATCTTGCAAAAATCTCTTTGGCTTTCGGTGAAGCATTAGAATTAGCTGACGGAGTTGAGGCGCCTGTACTTATCGGTGCTTTAATACCTCGTTGTGCCATTAGAGATCCTTTATATAATGTGTTTCAAATAACTTGAAACCAAGTTGTTTGTAAAACCTTTCAATCAATTTAGGCATTACGTTTGCTGTATGTCCTACAATAACGCTGTTGCATTTTCTTTCTAAACACTCTTTAACAACTGCGTCTAATAATTGTGTTGCAACACCTTTACTTCTAAACGGTTTTTTAATAAACCACATACTTTCTTGAAAGTAGAGGTGGTAATAATTAAAATGATGTTGCGTTATTACTCCGGCAAGACAACCAACAGGCTCGCCGTTTACTTCTGCAATATAACAAAGGTGATTAGCGATAAACAACTTGTATGTTGTACGTGCGTGTTCATCATTAAACCCCCATTGATATTCATCAAATCCCTCTGCGTAAAATTCTTTCGCAAGTTTAAGCCATACTTCCATATGACTTTCATCAGCCTTGTATATATTAGCTTCCAAGTAATGTTTTCTTTGTTGTTGATGGATTAGCTAACAAGTTTTGCCGATCTTCTTGCGTCGACGTTACACGGTTAGTAGATCGTCTTTTCTGATCTTTAATAATCTGACTAGCCGCCGCGCTTGCTTGTCCGGTTGATGGGACACTCGGTAAATTCGGTTGATTAAAGTTTCCACCACCGGCAGGTTTACTTCCACCGATAACGCTTTTTGCTAATCCGGCTACTGCTAATCCACCGGCCGCTAATCCCAATCCACCGACGATAGCCGCCGCCGTTCCACCGGCTGCAAGTGTCGCACCGGCTGACGCCGCGATTGCTACTCCAATAGGTGCTAGAAATGGCATAATTTTTCCCTCATTTTGAAATACAATTTCACATCACTAAAAAAAGTTTTTAATGAAGTTCTGATTGCCCACGTTGATCCGTTAATGTTAAGTTTTAATATCACGATAAGGCACTCCCTATTTCTGATACTCTTGGTAATTTTTTATTTGATCTTGTTTGTTCAACAGCACGATAAGGACGTTTTGCGATTTGATTCTGCATAGCTAAAGCGTCGACGAGATCAATGAATAAAGATTTTATACCATCTTTTGTAACTCCGGCTAACTCGGTTTTCATTTCCGGCAACCAACTTGCACCAATAGGAAAGTAAATTCCGTGTGCTTTAAATCTAGGTTGTAAGATTTTTATTCTTTCTAGCTTACTCCCTATCTTACCGTGTTCTAAAGGAATTACATCAAAAAATATGTTTCTTTTCTTTTGTTCCTCAAGAAGAAAAGGCTCGATAACATTAAAGTATTCACCACGTTCAATACCAACTTCACGTACACCCCAAACACAAACCATATCAAAAATTTCATCAATCAATTCTTTACTGTCCCAACGTCCATAACGGCAATCTTGAATAAACCAGTTATTATCAACATCAACCTCGTTCATAATTAAACCACGATAACAGCTTTCCGGATTTTTAGAACTAGCCGGATCCAATGTCATAAATCTATTTCGGTCGTGTGGTTTGTGGTAATCGGTTGGTGGGTGGTAATAGCGATAATCTTCTTCGTGGAATATCTTTGTTTCTTCCCCTACGGCAACGCACATACGTTCTCTAAGCCATATGTCAATCCGTCCCATACGTTCAAAATCTGCCCTCTCGGACTTAATTTGCTCTCTTGTGTACTTAGATGGCCATAACGGTTCATAATCATTGGCGGCGTCAGCAATCGGTAATCGTGTGAAGTTGAAACCAAGACTATCTTTGTTCTTTTCGATTTGTTCGAGGATACATTTTTCACCTAAGTTATTTCCTATCATAAAGATACGGCATTTCTGACCTAAGAACTTAACGTCACTAAGAAACCATTTCCAATCGTCGTCCATAACCGTTTCGGACTTTGCTTCGTCACTATCCTGTAAATCGTCACAAATTACAATTTTAGGTCGTCTATCCAGATTAGCAAGGCCACGAATAGCACTACCCTTTCCATACGCTTCAATTCTGATATTGATCTTTTTTCCATCTGCGCCTTTTACATCAACACTTAATACATCACCGGATTTTTCAAGAATTTTTATGGCATTAGCGTTCAAGGCCGGATTACTCTCATACTCGGCTATGATCTCCTTTAACTTCGCCTGTGCTAGCCTCACGTTCTTTTTAATGATAACAATGTAGTCACGTTCCACCGTAGGAAACATAAGGCTGTAGTGAG